GGGGGGGGGGGGGGGGGGGGGGGAGGTAGGCGATGACTGGTGTTGCGCATTTCCCGCTGATGCGGCGGGCCGCCGAGTTTGCCGCGCAATCCTTCAGCGAGGCGGAAAACACGATCGAGGTGATCTGGACCACCGGGGCGACCGTGCGGCGGATGACCTACACCTATGAGGGCGCGCAGGAGTACGACGAGGAATTGGTGGTGTCCGCGAACGCGGTCCGGCTCGATCGGATGAACGCCGGCGCGCCACTGCTCGACACCCACGGCCGATGGTCGCTCGACGGCGTGATCGGCTCGGTGGTTCCGGGGAGCGCCCGATTGGAGCGGGGGCGGGGGCTGGCCCGGGTCCTGTTGTCGCGGGCCGAAAAGGATGCCGGGTCGGTGCAGAAGATCCGCGACGGCGTCGTTCGCAACATCTCGGCCGGCTACCGTATCCACGCGATCGAGCGGATCGAAAAAGACGGCAAGGTGCCGCTCGTCCGCGTCACGGATTGGGAGCCGCATGAAATTTCGGCGGTGCCGATCGGAGCCGATCCCGGTGCGCAAATCCGCGCCGCCGACGATCTGCCCGTCTTCGCCTGCGCGATCACCAGGCGTCCATCGTTCGATGCGCTGCGCATGAGGATGCGTCAGCGGCAGGCTTTGGCCTAAGCGCCCGCGCGCCGGCCACTCCGCCGCCTCGGTCTTGGGGCGGCGGCGCCCGATCTATTGCCTTTTCGGGCGGGGCAAACCCACGGGGGAAATGGTTATGACCTTGGAACAACTGCGGGCGCAGCTCGCGGAATTGAGCGTGCGCGCGGATGGCCTGATCGCCGGAATCACCGACGACACGGCCGCCGAGCACCGAGCGCAAATCGACCAAGAGCACCAGGGCGTATTGCGCGAGATCACCGAGACGCGACGACAGATCACCGCGGCCGAGGACGCGGCGCGTACCATCACGATGCCCGTCACCGCCGATATTGCCGCGGCGGTCACCACGGCGATCGCCGGCGAGCGCGGCCGGGTCGCCTCATTGCGCCAGCTCGGGCGGCAATTTCAGGTGGCGGATGATTTTGTCGAGCGCCATATCGCCGACGGCACCGACGAAACCGGCTTTGGCCGGGCGGTGCTCGATCACCTGGCGCAGCACTCCGAACGCAGCGCGATCTTCGCGCACGTTCAGGCTGGCGCACAGGACGAAGTCGATCAGCGCCGCGCCGGGATGAGCGCCGCGATCGCGGCTCGGCTGGCGCGGGCTTCCGGGCAGCGCAATGTCGAGGTTCCGGCGCATGCGCGGGCCTGGGCCGAACGCGAATTGGTCGAGATCGCCGCCGAGTGCGTCGGCTGGCATGGTCCGGTGCGCACGCCGCGCCAGGTCGCCCAAATGTTCGAGCGGGCGTTCCATACCACCTCGGATTTCCCGGGCATCTTCACCGACGCGATGAACGTCACGTTGCTGGCCCGCTACCAGGTCGCGGCGCCGAGCTATCGGCGCTGGGCGGCGCGGTACGGCGCGACGGATTTCCGGGTGCAGAACGTGATCCGCGCCGGCGACTTCCCATCTTTGCAGGCGGTCAACGAGGCCGGCGAGATCAAGAACGGCACCTTCTCGGAGAGCAAGGAGCAGTTCATCGTCAACCCGTACGCGGTGATGCTGCGGATCTCGCGGCAGATGATCGTCAACGATCAGCTCGGCGCGATCAGCCAGGTCCTGGGCTCGGCCGGGGATCGCGTCGGCGATTGGGAGAACGGCATCGCCTATTCCCGCCTCGCCGAAGGGTCGGGTGCCGGCCCCGTGCTGCTCACGGATACAAAGCGGGTGTTCCATACCGATCACGGCAATCTGGCGGGCACCGCGGCGGCGATCGGCATCACCTCGGTCGGCATCGGGCGGGCGTCGATGATGAAACAGACGACCTTGGACGGGATCAAGGCGAACTTCATCCCGGCCACCTTGCTGGTCGGCCCCGACAAATTGACCGAGGCCGAGCAGCTCTTGACCTCGATCACCCCGGCGCAGCCGTCGAACGCGGTGCCGGAGGCGATGCGCCGCCTGGTGCCGGTCGGCGACTCCAATATCTCGGGCAACGCCTGGTATCTGTTCGCCGACCCGAACGCCGCGCCGTGCTTCGTCTATGGCTACCTCGAGGGTTTCGAGGGGCCGCGCCTTTCGAGCGAGGACGTGTTCGACGTGCAGGGCATGAAGGTCAAGCTCGAGCACGATTTCGGCGTGGCCGCGATCGACTACCGCGGCGGCTTCCGCAACGCCGGCGCGTAATCCGCCTTCATACCGGCCTCGTCCGGTTTCCACACCCGGCCCCGGGCTTCCGCTCGGGGCCGGTTTCATATGTCTCTCGGGGGAGTTTCAGCGATGAAGAATTTCGTGCAGCCGGGCAACACCCTGACCCTGGTCGCGCCCTACACGGTCGTTTCCGGCGCGGGGCTTCTGGTCGGCAACATCTTCGGTGTCGCCAGTGCCGATGCGGCGAGCGGCGCCGATGTCGAGGCGGTGGCCGAAGGTGTGTTCGATCTCGCCAAGGTCTCGGCGCAGGCCTGGGCGCAAGGCGACCCGATCTATTGGGACGATAGCGCCAAATTGTGCACCACGACGGCCGGCGCCAACACGCCGATCGGCCACGCCACGGCGATCGCGGCCAACCCGTCGAGCACCGGCCGGGTGCGGCTCGGTCACGGACCCGCCGGCGCGGCCGGCCCGACCAACCTCCAGGTCACGGTCGCCCTGACCGATGGCGACAGCGGCTATGTCGTGTCGCCGGTCGCCGGCGATATCACGCGGCTCGACAGCGTGCTGCTGGGCGGCGCCGTCACCACCAACGATGCGGTGGTGACCGGCAAGATCGGCGCGGCCGGGGCGGGCGTGGCGATCACCAATGGCGTGATCACGGTCACCGCCGCGGGTTCGGCGATCGGTGACAAGGACACCGCCAGCCCAACCGCGGCGAATGCCGTGGCGGCGGGCGATTTGATCTATTTCACGGTTTCGGGCACGCCGGGCGGTTCGCGCACCGCGAATGTCTCGATCCTGATCGCGCCGTAATCCGACAAGCCGGCGGAAATCGGGCGAACCATGGACTATCAGGCAATCCTGTATGGCCCGATTTACCGGGTGTTCGGGGTGACCGCGACGATCCAGCTCGAGGGGGGCGATCCGTTCGACATCGTCGCGATCGACAACACCGATGGGGTCGCCGTCGGGAATTCGGTCGACGTCCAGACCGTATTGCCGGCGGCGGTCGTATTGATGCCCGACCTGGCCGCGCAGGGGGTCGCCCCCGGTGAGCTCGACGACGGGCTGATCACCCTCAACGGCAAGACCTGGACGATCGACGCCCATAGAGCGCGGCCGAGCCCCAACGGCGAGGCCGACGGCGAACTCTATCTGATCCTGAGGGCGTGAGAGCATGGATCGGCGCGAAGCGATCCTGGTGAGGCTCCTCGAAATCGCCGCGGCCATCGAGGGCATCAATCGAGCCGAGCGCAATCGTCCGGACATCTCGGAAAGCTCGCTCCCGGCCCTCGTCCTTCACGATGGCGACGAGGTCGCGGAGGAGCGGCCGAGCTCGGGCAGCGGCAGACAGGCGCCGATCCCCGTTCGCGTGGTGATGACGCCGCCGCTGATCCTTTTCGTGGCGAGCGGTTCGGCGACGGTCGGCAGCGAGATCAACGCCTTCCGCCTGAAGATCATCAAGGCCGTCTTGAACGACGGCGCGATCCAAGTCCTGGTCGGGGCAAACGGGCAAATTCGCTACGAAGGCTGCGCGCCCTTGGGGCTCGAGCGCGGCCGCGCGGTCGAAGGCTCGCTGGTGCTCAATTTCAGCTTTCGCTATCCGCTGGTCCCATCGGAACTGTGACCGCATCCACAATTTCACCTGCACGGGAGTGAATCATGGCCGCTACCGATCTGTCGCCCAACGTCGACAACTACTATGTCGGCAAGGGCATCGTGTCGTTCAAAAAGGACGGCGAGACTACGTTCCGGGATGTCGGCAACGTGCCCGAGTTCGAGTTCTCGCCGACCCTCGAAACGCTCGACCATTTCAGCAGCCGGACCGGGGTCAAGACCAAGGACAAGTCGATCATCACCTCGAAGACCGCGACGATCCGCATGGTGATGGACGAACTCACCGCGCAGAACCTGTCGTTGTTCTTCCTCGGCGAGACCGACGCCGCGGTCAACCTGGTGACTACCGGCGATACGACCAACACAGACGAAACGGTCGAGAACTTGGCGAGCGTCGTCGGGCTCGTCGCCGGGAGGACCTATAATATCGCGGGGGCGGGGATCCCGGTCGGGGCCACCTTCGTTTATGTTTCGGGCAACGACATCGAGCTCAGCGCACCGGCGACCGCCACCGCGACCGCGGTATCCCTGACCATCACCGCCGGGATCGCGCTCGACATCTTCTCGGCCAGCGAAATCGACGGCTGGGTGCGGTTCGTCGGGACCAACGATTACGGCGCCAACATCACGATCGATTTGCCGAATGTCGTGTTCAAGCCGAGCGGCAGCTTCAACCCGATCAGCGACGAATGGGGGCAGGTCGAGGTGACCGGCGAGGTCACCGCGCCGAGCGGGTCGTTCGGCACGATGTACTGGACGCCGTGATGCCGAGCCTCCTCGACATCGTCGAACTCACCGAAACGGTCGAGATCGGCCAGACCAAACTCGACGTTTACCCGATCAGCGCGCGGGGGATCGCCGATCTGCTCGGCCGCTTCCCGGCATTGCGCATGATGATCACCGGGTACAATGCCGAGCCCGAGGACCTGATGAAGGCCGCGCCCGACGCGATCGCCGCGATCATCGCGATGGGGGTGCGCGACGAGAGGCCGGAGATGCTGCAAGCGGCGGGCAATCTCTCCGCCGAATTGCAGCTCGATCTCCTCGCGGCGATCATGCGCCTGACCATGCCGAGTGGCCTCGGCCCTTTCGTCGAAAAGTTCGGCCGGATCATGGACGGGGCGGCCCAGCCGATGGTTCCCGTCGGCGTCGTCGCCGACCCTGGAAAGGCAGCGGGTACGAACTCGCCGCGGCGATAGAGGAATTGATCGCCGAAGGCCACGACGCGGCTGAAATCTGGGGGTACTCCCCTCGGCAAATCGCCGCGTTCCTGTTCCTGGCGGGGAAGCGGCATAACCGGGATGCCCGCCAATTGCTGGCGCTCAACACCCTGGCGGCCCGCGGCGAGCCCGCTTCGGTCAAAAAGCAGATCAAGGATCTCGAGGATTGACGCTTCGCCTGATCTACAGCGCGGTCACCGGGCAGTTCGACGCGGCGATGCGGGCGATGGTAAGGCCGATCGCGCACGCCGCGACCGGCGCCATCCGGGATGCGAGCGAAGCGGTCAAGCGGGAGGGCCGGGCCAATATCGCCGCCGCGGGCTTCAGCCGTAAATGGCAGAACGCGCTGAGGGTCAAAATCTACCCGCAGAAGGGTGTTTCGGTGGACGCGGCCGCGCTGGCTTTCCACAAAATCCCCTATGCGGGCATCTTCGAGACCGGCGGCGAGATCAGGGGGAAGCCGCTCTTGTGGATCCCGATCCGGGAGCTCCCCGCGAAGATCGGCGGGCAAAAGCTGACGCCAAAGCTCTATAGCGAGCGGATCGGCCCGCTCCGCTTCATCCCCCCGCGCGCGGGGAAGCGGCCCATGCTGGCCGGGCCGCTCAGCGGGCGAGCGGGAACCACGTCGAAAATCACCCTCGCCCGATTGCGCAAGGGTCAATCCGGCGGTTCGCGGGTGATCTCCGTCCCTCTCTTCATCGGGATTCCCGCCGTCACCGAGCGCAAGCGCTTCGACCTCAAGAAGGTGTTCGAAAAGGCCCGCGCCGGGCTGGGCTCGGGCTATCTGCGCAACCTCGATACGGAGCTCTGATCCATGGCGCGCAGTGGCCGGGATCAGATCGTTCAGCGCATCGCCCTCGAGGGCGCGGAGGCGATCAAGCGGCAATTGGCCGAGCTCGGGGTCACCGGCGAGCGCGCGATCGCCCAGATCACCGCGGCCGCCGCCGCTTCGAACGCGAGCCTCTCGACCGTCTCGGGTGTCGTCGGCGGGCTTACCGCGGCGTTCGGCCGGTTCACCGCGGCGCTGGGGCCGGTCGGTGCCAATTTCCGCCGGCTCAACCAGGATTTCGGCAATCTGGAGCAGGCGGCGAGCAAGGTTGTCACCAGGCTCGGCCTGTTGGCCGCCGGCATCGGCGCCGCCGGCGTGGGTCTCTTCCAGTTCGCCAACCGCTCGGCGAAGGCGGTTGATGACCTTGAGGATGCGGCCGACGCACTCGGGCTGACCTCGAAAGAATTTCTGGCGTTCAAGGTCGCCGCGGCCCAAGGCGGCGATAATTTCGACAAGATCACCGCCGGCTTGGCGCGGTTCCAATCGCAAATCGGCGCCTTGCGCGAGAAACAGATGCAGCTCAATGGCACCCTCGGAGAGACGACCAGGGTGCTGCGCGGCAATGGCACCGCGGTTGAAGGCTTTAGCGGCGTCGTGGGGGTATTGCGCGGCGGCAGCGACAAGCTCAACGACAGCCTGGCCCAGGGCGTCGATGTTCTGCGCGGCGGACGCGAATCTATCCAGGACCTCTCGAACCCGCTGGCCCGTCTGAAGATCAACCTAAACGAGTTCAGCGATGATGCCGAGGGCAACGCCAAGCTGATATTGCGGGTGGCGCAAGAGCTCGAAAAGATGGGCGACACCACCCGGCGGGCGTCGATCGCGCAACAGGCGTTCGGTCGCGGCTTCAAGGAGACGATCCCGTTCCTGACCGGCCTCGCCGAAAAGCTGCTCTTGGCGAAGGCGACGTTGAAGGCTTACGGGCTGGAGGTCGCCGACCTCGAACGCAACCAGGTCAAGGCCTTCCAAAGCTCGCTGGCGTTGACCCAGGCGGTGGTCAGCCGGGTATTGCAGCAGGCCGGCAACACGATCGGGACCGTGTTCGTGCCGCTCCTCAACGCGATCACCAAACTGGTCGGCACCCACCGCGCCGCGATCCTCGAGCTCGCCCAGCAGATCGTCACCCGGCTCAACCCGTCGATCGAGGCGTTTATCGCGCTCATATCCGACCCACAGAAGCAATCGAACATCTTCACCACCTTGAGCAACGCGATCACGGTCATCGCGGACGGCCTCAACGCGGCCGCGCCGGTGATCGCCGGGACCTTCCGCGTCATCACCGCCGGGCTGCAATTGGTGGCGGAGGCGTTCAATTCGGTGTTCGGGACCCAGCTCAACGCGGTGTCGGTGATCGCCATCCTGGTGATCGGCAAGATCTCCGGCGCCTTCGCGCTGATCCGCGCGTCGGTCGGGATCGTCATCACCGTCTTTCGCATCTTGATCGGCGTCGTTGCCGCGGTCGCCGCCGCGTTCGAGGCGCCGGTGATCGTCGTCGCCGCGGTCGTTGCGGCGATCGTCGGGGCGGCGGCCATCATCATCGCCAACTGGAGCCTGATCCGGGACACCATCCTCGGCGCGATATCGGCGATCATCACCGGCACCGCCGCGTTCTTCGACGGGTTGCGCCAGTTGGTTAATTCGGCGGTCGGCGCCTTCATCGATCTCGGCCGATCGATCTACGAGGCGATCGCCGGCGCGGTCGACCGGTTGCGCCAGTTCATCGTCGACGGCTTCAACGGCGCGATCAACTTCGTGATCGGGCTGTGGAACGGCCTGGTCAATGTGATCGCTCTGGGGGTGCAATCGATCATCCAGTTCTTCCAGCCATTGATCGACACGCTCCAATTCATCGCCCGGCTGATCTCGAATATCGGCAGCTCGAGCGCCGACGTGGGGGCGACCGGGTTCGCGCGCGGCGGCATGGTGCACGGCCCGGGCTCGTCGACCAGCGACAGCATCCTGGCGCGGCTCTCGGCCGGCGAGTTCGTGATGACCGCGCGCGCGGTGCAGCATTGGGGACCGCGGTTCTTCGCGGCGCTGAACCGCCTGCGGATGCCGCAATGGGACGGCTTCTCGCTGGGTGGCCTGGTCGACGGGCTGACCACCAACCTGTCGCCGGCGCCGTTGCGTTTCGCAGCGGGCGGGATGGTGCCCGCTATCGCCGCTGGTACGGTCGACCGGGTCGCGGTGGACCTCCGGTTCGATGGCGAGGTCTTCGCCGACATGCTGGCGCCGCGCGCGGTCGCGGAGAAGCTGGTGCGGTACGCCCGTGGCGCGCAGATGCGCAGCGCCGGCAAGAAACCGGATTGGGACGGCCGTGGCTG